ATTAAAGAAATGTTATCTTCATTCTTTGAGATTAATCCAGTTGTATTATCTATTCATAGATTTCCAGAGTATCAATACACTCCAGCAGAAGTGAATCAAATTATGTTTCAAAATATTCATGATTGCGATGAAGCAATTCGTATTCTGTTAGAAAAGAGAGTTTAATTATATCGTTCTAATAGAAATTATTGAAAGATTGAATTACAAAAAATAATTATATTTTAAAAATATGTTTTTAAAATATAAGAAATGTCTTATCCTGCTATTATTCAAATGTTACCAGCTAATACATTACAACAACAAGTTCCTGATAATAGACCGAGACTTGATACTCCTTTATCAACTCAACCTTATCAACATGACAAAAAGCCTCAACTAACCGAACATATTGTTTATTTAGTAAATGTTAAGCCAAGATGGAATATAGGTCTTTGTGAATGCTGCGATAGTACTTCTGTATGTTTACAAGGAGCATTTTGTCCTTGTATTTTATATGGAAAGATGAAAAGAAATGTAGATGGTCAACCTTGTTGTGGAAATTGTTTAAAGTATATGTTTTGTGCAACTTGTGTGCATGCTGGAGCAAGAAGAAAGATTAGAACTAAATATAATTTACCAGCAAGACCTTGCAATGATTGTTGTGTGACTTTTTTTTGCAGTCAATGTGCTTTATGTCAAGAGTATCAAGAGGGATTTACAGAACATAGATGTGCAATTCCAGAAGAACAAAAAATGACCATTTAAAAAATAATATTTTAATTTTTAAAATATTATTTAGATAATAAATAATGAATAATTATACAAAGGCAAGCATAGTTGTTATTTTTGGATTTATTATTTTTGTAATAATATATTTAAATATACAAGGAAAAGTTACGACTATTATTAAAAAAATAAAAAAACCTACAGTAACTGTAGATAAAAATGTAGATGCAGAAATTTCATCCGTAATTGGAGGTAAAAATGCATCTACAGAAATTCCTTTAGACACTGCAATAGGAGGAAAGAGTAATTCAGTTCAATCGTCTATAGAAGAAGAAACTTTAATTGATGTTACTATACCAGATTCTCAGTTAACAGTTAGACAAAGAATACAAAAGAAAAAACAATTATTAAAAGCAGAGATGGAAGAAAAAAAGAGATTACAAGAACAAATAATAACACAAATACAAAATCAAACTAAAGAATGGGAGAGAATATCTGAAGAACGTAAACAACTAGAAGAACAAAAAACAATATCAGACAGTGACCTTATTATACAAAAGTCAAAAGAAAAGTTAGCAGAAGAAGAAGCAAGATTGGTAGCAGAAACAGAGCAAAGAAGATTAAAACAAGAAGAATTAACAAAAGAATTAGAGCGTTTACGTCAACAAAAATTAAAAGCAGAAGAAGAAGAATTACGTTTACAACAAGAAAAAGAATATTGTGAGCTTACAGTAAGAGCAGATGTTTGTAAAGATCCTTTAACATTTTATAATAAATGTAATAATTATAAAGATGCTGATAAATTAAAAGATCTTGCAGATTATTGTATGTTTAATAAACATATTACAAAAGATAATTATAACATTATCAAAAATAAACTAGCAGAACAAAATGTTACTATTAGAGACTTTACAGAAGTGGATTGTGGAACTGAAAGTAATTTATGTGCTAATGCAAAAGATATTGTAACTTGGTGTGGTCCTAAGTCTAGTAGAACTCCTGATTATTATAAACTTCCAGTTCAACAATGTGCTTATAATAATGAGATTTCAAACGATGACTATAATTATCTTATAAATTATTTTAAGAGTGTTGGAATTAATTTAGTTGAAAAACCTAACGTAGACTGCAAAGAAGCTACTTCTGATTATTGTAAAGACCCAATTAATTATATGAATTGTAAAGAATTACAAGGAGTTCCTCAGACTAATGATTTTTATGTCAAAATGGCAGTTAATGAATGTAAATTAAGAGGAAAAATGAATAATGAAGTTTATGCTAAAGTACAAGATTATTTTTCAAAGAAAGGTATTACATTGCCAAATTATCCTGATTATATAAACTGTACTGATAGTTATTGTACTAGTCCTTCTGACTTTTATACTTATTGCAAAGATGAGATACGCGAACTAGGATTTACAAATCCTGTTGATTATGCAGAATCTGTAAATGTATGTGGTTTGCAAGGAAAAACTTCTTTACAAGAATATGAAAAAGCAAAACAGATGTTTGCAGGATTAAATGTAGAATTATCTGAACTTCCAGAAACTTCTTATATAGGTGATGAATGCGGTGAACTTATGGGTTATCTTTTAACAAAATCTTTAAGAAGACCTATTACAACCATAGAAGAAGATTTAAATCATGCTATTTATTGTAGATTAAATGGAAAAGTATCTGATAGCGAATTTGCAAGAGCTCAACAATACTTTGCAAAGAAAGGTGTTGTCTTACCAGATCTTCCAAGTATAGATTGTGAAGAACCTGAATTATATTTTAAAAATCCAGCTGATTATATTGAATATTGTAGAAGAGTAAACCCTCAAGATATATCTTTAGAAACAGATTTAGCAAATATTAGAAGAGCAGGTGTTGACGGAAAGACTTCTCCAGAACAATATGAAAGAGCAAGACAATATTTTAGAACAAAGGGATTAGAGTTAATTGAACTTCCAGATATAACTTGTCAAGGATTTGACCCTATCAATAATATTGTTTCTTATTTTAAATATTGTAAATATATTGATTCACCTCCAACTCAAATAGATATTGAAAAAGATATGAATTCAGTTTTAAATTGGGCATTAAATGGTATAGTTACCGATGAAGAATATAAAAAGGCACAAGATTATTTTACAAGCATTGGATATACATTACAAAATAAACCACCCATTACTTGTAATCCTTCTCCTGGATTTTGTACTAATCCTACTGATATAATGACTTATTGTGGTCTTCAAGGACAGACTTTACAACAAACATTTAATGGTGTTAAAAATTGTGCAGTAGTTAATCAAATTACACCAGAAGAATATGAAAGAGCTAGACAATATTTTGCAAGTAAAGATTTATTTTTAGGACCAATGCCTGATATCAATTGTCAAACTTCTACATTCTGTGACGATCCTGCTTCTTTTTACGAATATTGTAACGATACAAATTATACTTCTTTATCAAATGACGACTTAACACGTAAAGTAAGAGAATGTGGATTGACATCAATTGCTAACGATAAATATAAAAAGGCTCAAGATTATTTTGCATCTACAAAATCTATTAATATACCAGATAAACCATCCATTGACTGTAATAATCAAACATTTGATTATTGGTGTCAAAATGCGTCTGCACAAATTAACGAATGTGGTTATTTTAAACAAACTTCTGAACCAGTTTTACAAACTGATTATGCAACTAAATTAAAATCTTGTGCAAATAATAATAAGATTACTAAAGATCAATATAATACTGCAAAAGCTCTTATTACATCGCCGCTTCCTGAATTTCCTGAACAAAGTTGTTCATTAAACTTTTGCGATGCTCCTGTGAATACAATCACTAGTTGTGATCCGTTAAATAATATTGTTCGTTCTGAGTCAGAATATATGACAAAAATTAAAGATTGTTTACTTCGTAACAGCACATCACAAAGTGAATATGATAAACTTAAACAATATTATATGATCTTAGATAAACCATTACCAGAAAAATCTGATGCTGATTGTAGTACAACAAATCTAACAAATCGTCCAGTTACACAAATGAAATACTGTGATCCTCTAAACGACGTTACAACTGATTATCAAAAGAATTTAAACATTGTTACAGTAAATGGTATTATGGGTACTACTTCTCTAGAAGAATATAACAAAGCAATTTCGTATTTTGCAGAAAAAGGTTATACTTTACCTGAACTTCCTGATGTTGATTGTAATTCTATCACATTTTGTAATGATCCTGCATCATTTAGTAAATACTGCAAACCAATTTCTTCAATTAAAAATTCTACTATTGACGATGATGTAACTCGTACTAATAACTGTACATTATATAATTATGGAGAAATGACAGCTGATAAGTTTAACAAATCAAAAACATATTTTCAAAGTAAAGGTAAAACTCTTGCTGTTAATGATTTTCCTGATGTTAATTGTGCAGATCCTAATATTACACTTTGTTCAAATCCTGCGAGTGTTATTAAATATTGTTATCCATTAAGAGGTGTTAAAGAAGATCCAATGGATACATTCCAAAAAGTTAAAATGTGTGGTATTAATAAACAAACTTCAGATGAAGAATATAAGAAAGCACAAGATTATTTCTTAGAAAAATATAATGTCGTATTACCAAATAAACCAACTATTGATTGTAGTACTACTAAATTGTGCGATAATCCTTCTGAATTTTTAACATATTGTAAAGATAAATATGAGAGAACAACTGATGCTCAAGATCGTGAAAATGTATTAAATTGTAAACGTTATAATGAAATTACAGATGATAATTACAATAAAGCATCTGATTACTTTAAAAGTCTTAATAATGGAACAGGGGAAGGATTGCCTGATTTTGAGGGTTTTGATTGTATGAAGGATGATATTTGTACTAATCCATATGTTAAAATTAAATATTGTAGACCTTTATCAACTCCTGTAAATGATACTATGGATATAACAGCTATTCAATCTTGTGGAAGAAATGATAACATTACAACTCAATCATATTCTAGAATGCAACAATATTATCAAGAAATGGGATTAAATTTACCAGATATGTTTAGTTGTAAAAGTACTCCATATTGTCAAGATCCAATTGTTCATGCAAATAATTGTTCATATCCTTGGGTAAATCAACTACCTGCTACTAAATATTGTTTACAAACTAACCAGACATCTCAAGATAAGTTTCAATCAATTAAAAATAAATATCCAAGTCCTATATTTCTTCCTACTGAATGTTTACAGTTATCGAAACTTACTCAAGATAATTTTTGTGCACCTCAAGATTGTGTTGCGGATCCTGTGGTTTGGGGTAGTTGTAATACTACTGATGGAACAAGAATTGGAACTTATAATATAAAACAACAAGCAATAGGACTTGGAACACCTTGTCCTACTTCTATTACAGATACTACTACATGTCCAATTAATTGTCAATATTCTGATTGGACTTCTGGACAATGTAATACTTCTACATTTAAACGTACATTCACAAGAACTTTAACTAACCCAGGAAGAGGTGTAACTTGCGATTCATTAATAAAAGAAGAAGATGATAATAGTTGTCAACCATCGTATTTATATAATACAGATTTAAGTGTATTAGGTGCTGGAACTAATGATTGGTCTATTCCTCTAATAATTTATTCTGATTACAGTTATGGAGGAATATCTACTAATGTTACTTTTAATACTCCAATTAAAATTGTATCTGTAAATAGTACAAGGTCTGATTATGCATCTAGAATAAGTTATGACCAAATTTTTGTAAAATCTTTTAAATCTAATCCAGGAGTAATTGTTAAAATATACGGAGAACAAACTCGTTATAATTTTAATAACAACACATTATATGGAGTAAAAACTCCAGAATATACAGTAACTATTACAAATAATTTTACAAATATTACTGATTGGTTAAAAACTATTTCTGCAACAATTTTAACTAATATTAAATTTAATGATCCTAGTTATGATAACGGTAGATGGCTATTTCATGGAAGAGGAGAACTAAGTAATTATTCTTGGTATATTGTGCCAATATCTCAAAATAAAACTTATTCTGCTCCACTTCCACCTTTTGTATTATATCCATCTATTAATTTTGTAGGAGCAGGAACTACTACTATATCTAAAACACCAATTAATATATATTATAATAACGGTAGCACATGGGGAGCAGATAGAATATATTATTATAAGTCACTAATGATTCCTCCAAATAAAACTACTACTGTTATTCTTAAAAAATTATCTAGTGGATTTTTAGAAACTTTAACTGTAAATTTAACATCAAATATTACAGATATTTCTACGTGGCTCCCTACTAAATTTACATTATTTGACTATAGTACCAGCACAATTACGATTGAAGCTACAAATATAGAAACTGATACTAAAACAGTTCCATTAGATATTACAGGAGTAGTTTATAGTCAACGAATTAAAACAAAACCAATTTCATTAATACAACGAATTTTTTCATGGCTAAATTAACAATTTAAAAAAATATCTTTTATATATTATATAAAAATGATTTCCAAAATAACTACAAAAACTGATAAAAGATGTGAAACTTGCAATGGATTTCTATATATCGTTTCTCAATCTTCTTTTATCTCTAAATCAAAATGTATTAAATTACGTTGTAGCGAATGTAATTACGAAACCATTGAAAGTCTTAATTTAAGACAAAGAATAAATACATTGTAAAATTAAATTAGTGTATTATTAAAATTAACTTTAATAATATACTTTAAATACTATTTGCATAAACACCATAAATAAACTCATGTCTAATATCTAAACAATATTTTGCTTCTTTACCGCAAACTGAACTTTCATATTTACTTCCATCATAAACAGCTATTGTAATATCTTTAAACATTCTACGAAAATCATAATTATTATGATGTTTTCCAATCATAAAACGATATTCTAAAACACTTCTTTCAATATTTTCAGTCCATCTTAAGTCTTTTGATATTTCATAAGCATCTCCTCCTTCACAGCTACAACAACCGCCCATTTTTATAATAATTATTGTTATATTTAAGTTAAAAAATCATTTTACGTTATATATAAAAAATGGACGAGAAACCTTTACTAATTCATCAAGATAGAGAAGGATTAATACAAAGACTTAAACATTTAGAAAATGAAATCGAAGAGATAAAAAAAGAACTTGGTCCACCAGAAGAACAAAAAATGAATGAAGAAAGAGGATTAAATTTTTCAGAATGTTGTCGTGATTGTGCTACTTGTTGTATATTATGTTCATTATTAGAACTATTAAATCGTCGTTAAAGTAATTTAAATAAATAATTTTTTAAGTAAAATGTCAGAATACTGTTCTTATGGAGACTTTTGTAAGGTTGATTTACAATTAAATAAAGATGATTCACAGCATCGTCATCATATTACTTGTCCGAAATGTAAAAAAATGTTAGAGCCTATTTATAGACAAGATAGCAAAGTTTATGACTGTGAATGTTTTTGTGCTGAAAATGTTCATTATTCTTGTAAATGTGGAAATACGTTTAAAAAGAGTTTTGAATGTACTGGTGGAAATTATGATGAAGACGATGAATATGAAGTTGAATATTCAAGTAGACCAAAAATTTAAAGGTAAATATTTATTATTTAAATTATTAAATAATAAATAAAAGATGAAAGAAAAACATATCAAAGCTTTTATGGAAACTGCAAAAGTCTTTGCTGAATGTTCTACTGCTAATCGTCTTCACGTTGGTTGTATCGCTGTTAAAGATAATAAAATTATTAGCATTGGTTATAATGGAACTCCAAACGGTTGGGATAATGTATGCGAAGATGAACATAATAAAACTCTTCCAGAAGTATTACACGCAGAAAGTAACATGTTAATGAAATTAGCAAGAACTACAGGAGGAGCTGAAGGTTCTTCTGTGTTTATTACTCATTCACCTTGTTTAGAATGTGCAAAGTTAATTTATCAAAGCGGAGTAATAGAAGTGTATTATGAAACAGAATATAGAAATAAAGAAGGAATCATTTTTTTAGGAAAGTGTGGAGTAAAAGTAAAACAAATTGTTAGATAAATCTTCTTGCAAAATTAGCTAAATCATTTACTCGTGTATTTATGAGTTGATTTTCTTCTTGTTTATTAATGATACGATTGAATAATGTATTTAAATTTATATTATAGTTTCTTACCATACCAGAATAAAATAAAAATTTAACTTGTTCGTTTTGATGAAGATGAGAAAGATATAATAACATAGAAATAAACATCCATATTTTTTTTTCAGACCTTTTCATTATTTATTATTAATAATGAAAAGTTTTAAATTTACTTTTGCATAACTTCTTTATAAGTAGCAAAAGCTTGGAATAAGAACATAATTAAAATAATAACAAACAAGATTCTAGAAGTATTAACTGCATTCTTTCCTGAAGTATTTCTTTGTTCTGCAGGACCAGTAGTAGTAGTAACTGCAGCAAGATTAACAATACCAATAATAAGTAAAGCTAATGCAGCAATAGTTTGGATCATAGTAGTAATAGATGGCATTTCCATGTTGACTTTTATTTTTTATAAAGAAAAAATTAAAATTTTATAAAAATTTTAATAAAACGTATACGTACACTTTATTTTCAGATTTAAAAATAAAGATATAAGTATTTTCTAGCTCTTCCTCTACTATTATTTCTTCTTCTTTTATATCTTTTCCATTATATATATAAAATTTCAAGTTAGTGCTATTCACAGAATCTTCGCTATCTCTATCTGTTGTGTTAATTCTATTTTTATTAAAATACCTTGATGTATATATTGCATTTTTTATATTTGATACTTTTTGTGCTAAAAATGTATATCCTTCCATTATATCTAAATTACTCAAGAAAAATGTGTCTTCGTTTAATGATGGTGGTAAACTAAAACTTTTATAATTTAGCGTCGGATCTATATTATATAGTGCAAGCTCTTTCTTTGTATAATAAATGGTAAAATGTTCAGATTGTTCAAAATCTTTTGAGGTGGTATAAAAGTTTGGAATATATTTTTTTGTTTTATAATTTATCACTGTATAAATATCATTTTTTGTAATAGAATATAAAGCATATAATAAACGTTTTTTCATTTCTTCATTTATAGTGATTAAATATTTTTTACTTTGAATAAACGAATCATTTTTTAAAGATAATTGTCTAACATTATTTTTATATTCGTGACCTGACTTTACTACAATAAATTTATCAAAACTAGTAACATATTCTTTTAATTTATTATTAAATTCTTCATTGTCATTGAGCTTTAATAAATTATCTAATTCTTGATTATATTGTTTTGAAAATAAATATAACATGTATGAAGTAAGTATATTTGATAATCTTATAAAATAATTATATTGTTCTAATAAAGAAATTCCAATACCTAATGGAGCTATGTATTCGTTTATTTTATTATCATAAATATTTCTTGTTATTGTATTTGTATTTTCATAGTTAGACGAGTAGATAAATCCTTTCATATCATTTTTAATAAAATAATAACCGATTAATATAGATTTGTTTTCAAAGTTTGTATAAAGAACTTTTTGAATATTTTTAATATTTTCACTTTCAAAAAACTTTTTAATTAATTCTGTAGAATATTTATCAATTGTTATAGTTGTAGTGTAGTCTGGCTTTCCTTTCTCAAAATTTTGATAATCAAATGAAGATAATGGAGAATTATATATTGTTATAATCTCATCCGATACTTTTAATTTTATTTTTCTAATTTTTCCAACACTGTCTTCAATTTGACTTGTTAATTTATTTTTTAATTTTACATTATTTGTTAAAATATTAAGGGTTGACGTATATAAACTAAATAATTTTTTAATAAAAGAACTATCGGTGTCAAATATTTTTGTAATTGAACCTTTTACTTTATCTCCACTTGATACGTCAGTTTCTAAAACAATTAATTCAGTTTGTGGAAATAATACTTTATCAACCTCAGCTCCATATGTTCTAAATAAAATAATAGTTTGGTCAAATAAGGCTTGTTTTTCATTTATAATAAAATATTTTTTAAAGTAAGGAGAGCAAAAGGAGCCAAGTTTATTTTCATTTTTATTTCTACAAAATAAAATAATGTTAACTTGAAATAAATTTTCAAGGATATTTAAGAATTGAAGGGGGTCTATATTTTCATTATTATTTAATATTTTAATAATATCTGAAGGGAATATCATATTTTGGCTTGTTAAATTATAAGGTACTAACTTCATAATCTTTGAACGAATACTTGAGACGGTTGTATCAATATCTTTTGCTTCAATTAATGACTCAATGACACTATTAATAGAATTATTTACACCTTTACGTAAAAATCGGTGAGTTCCTAATAAAGTATTAATTTCAACTGTGTTTAATAATGCAGTGATATTTGGAGGTAAAACACCATATCTATCTTTTTTCAAAATTTTATTAGTTTTAATGATATTATCAAGTTTTCTTTCACCTATACCTTTTTCATCATCATCGTCGATTTCTTGTTCAATTTTCTTTCCAGAAATATCTACAATACCTTTTTCATATTCATAACGAAGATATCCTTGATTTGTATGTGGATTTTCATAACAACAAGGTAAGATACCATATTTATCAGAATTCTGTAAATTGCTTGCTCTATAACCTACATAAGGATGTGAAGAACTTTTACAAGTATACCAAGCTTGTCTTCCTTCAGTTGCAGTTAAAGGAAAAAGCATAACGTCATTACCTTCTTTCATTTCTTTTTCAGCATCTTTTTTGTTTAATATTGCAGTTGGTTGATTTGTACAAAATCTTCCATAACCACTAACATAAATTTCAGGAAAAATATCTCTTAAATCTTCAGTTTCTTCTGCAATAATCATTTTCTTTTTTACTAGTTCTTTAATATTTGAAATGTAAGTGGTATAATAGTCAAAAAAATCCTCTTCTTTATTCATAAACATATAAACTAAGCATTGTTGAAGGGTTTCAAGAGAATGTTTTAAGAAAATTTCTGATTTTGCTTTTTTAATATCAATACGAATAATGTTATCACCCACATCAACTTTTCCTTGAAAGGTTTCAACTTCTTCTTCAGTTGGTTTTAATATTGTTTTAATATATGCTGAACAAGAGATTGAATTAAATAAAAGAAAGCGAATACCTCCTTTTATTTTTTCAATTTTAAAACTTTCATTAATGGTCATAATAGAACTGACAAGACTATTATTTATTGCATAATCATAAATAATTTCTCTAGGAAGTTTAATACCTTTAAAAATTAAATAACCTTTACCAAATGTTTCTCTAAGAGTCATATTTTCAGGAATGTCAATTGGTTTAAGATTATTAAAAAATCTAGTTAAAATTAAAGTTTCATTGATAACTAATTCTCCTCTTTCTGAAACGATACTATATTTATATTTAAAAGTGCCATCAAGTTCAGAAGTTTGGTCAACTTTTATAACAACATAATTTATAGCTTTTGGAGAAGAAAGATTAGAATCACTTTCAATTTCATCTTTAAAGATATAAAGACGAAGAGAATCAATATTTTCATCTTCAGGTTCTAGCCATTCGATAGGAGTGGTAAAATAAGTTAATATTTTATAAAATTTAGCAATTTTTACAAAAGGCATATCTCGATTTGGTATGAAGCGATTTAAAAGTTCATAAATATCTACTTTTAATTCAAATTCTCCATCATATTTGGTTTGGGTTTCTTTTACTTCAGACATATAAGCATTTTTAATTTTTGAAAGTTTATAATCTTTAAGAAGAGAGGCTTGTTTAAAGTTATCAAGTTGTGTTTTAAGACGATTTTCAGATAATAAGTAAGTTTGTTTATAATCTTCAAAGAATGATTTGTAATCAGTAGGAGTAGAATATTTGTCAAGATATGAATTTAAACCAAATAAAGAAGAATCTTCTCTGATTTCATTATAACTTGTTTCATAATCTTCTTCTTCAAATACAGAGAAATTTTCAAGGATATAAATGAAGGCAATTTGAATTTTAGAGATTTGAATTTTAGTATCTTTTACGATGTTATTATAAATGTCATCAATAGATTTAGAGAAGCCTTCGGGTGTGGTTTCATCAATGTCTGTGTTTTTAATAAAATCAGTGACGATAAAACAACGGATAGATGAATCTTCATAATAATTGACTTTATAGTCAACTTCTGAAAGAAATTTGATAGAAACATCGTTAATTGTTTTAATTTGGGTTTGAATATTGTGTTCTTTTAAAATTTTAAGTTCAGAGTATTTAGTAATGGTATGTTGTTGAGTAACATAACGATCTTTTATGGTGTCAAGTGTGTCATAGGGAAAAATTTCAAATTTTTCATCATTGATTAGAATACTCATATTTTTCTTTTATTTAAATAAAAGAAAAATATCTTTAATCATTTAATTTTCAATTGTTAAAACAGTTTGATATAATTCTAATGCAGATGATACAGTTCCTTTTCTTGCAAAACTATCATCTTCTTTTAACTTTAAAACTTCAATTTTTACTGGTAAATTTTCTGGAAGATATAAGAAATGACTTCTTTTTTCTTCTATCAAATTAACTGGATCAGTAATATTATTTTGTGTGGTAATTCTATACTGTTGAGGATAAACTTGAATTCCATTAAATTCTTTTGCAATATTTTCAGTAGTTCTTGTCTGAAAACTAACCCAACGTAATGAACTTAACATTTTTTCACTACTCATTGGAGCAGAATCTTGTGGTACAATTGCAACAATGTATCTAGAAGGACCTGCTATTAAACTATCAATTAAAGCTTTGTAGATTCCCATATCTTGATATTGACCAACTTTAGTCATTACGAAGCTGTCATATATACTGTTAACTCTTTGTCTAATTAAAGACTGAACAGAGCTAGGAGTGGAATAGTCAAAAGCATTATTTTTGATTTGATTATTTCTTTGTGAAGGAGCAAAATTATCAGCAGTGACATCTTCTATTAATTCTGCTTTGAGTTTTTTCTGTTGAGTATTCATTATTACAAATATTTATTATATCTTTAATAAATATTTTTGATTTTTTTTTAATATTTCCAGTAATAATAGCTATTACGTTGTTTTCTATTTAGTTTAATTCCATTGGTTCTTTGTAACCCACTATCAATGTCATATTTTGTCACCCAAATAGATAATTTATTATTATTGTTAATGACATCATACTCTGTCCTAATACTATTAACAACATAATTAATAGTCATTTCTTGAAGTACTTTAATATCCATCTTACTATTTTCGTACATACTGTCAGCAACAGAACGAATCATTTCATCTGGAACAATGATGTTTTTACCTTCTGGATGAACACCTTGAAGTTTTCTTGTAATTTCTGTTGACATTAATCTCATAGAAGATTGACTCATAAATGCATTATAAGTGTCTTGAGAACGAAAGAATAAATAACGATAATTATAATTAACATTTCCAAGACCTTTATAAATATCTAATGAATTATCAGTCACACTTGTAGGAGTGTATGGATCGAATGGAGTATTAGATTCTATCCAAGTTTGAGTAAAAGGATTAATAGATAAAGGGTCTATTGACGTATTTGATGGACCTAGAGAAGGATTTAATACAGTTGGTCTCCTATTATTCATTTTTCTTTATATTTAATAAATACAAAACAAATAAATATAAGAAATATTTTTTTTAAGTATAATTTAAAAAAGGGATTTACAAATTATAAAAAAATGAATAATCCAAATGAAATATTTATCATCTTTACTAGTAAATATAGCGAAAGTTGCAAACAATTTAATGATGCTATAAGTCATATCTTTCCTTACTTTAACACTAAAATAATTGACATTGATAATCCTATCATTAGAAAATCTATTATGAATGCATCTGTAAATAAAATTACAAGTGTTCCTGCTCTTATGCTTTTTATGCCTCAACGAAATGAAATTAAAATTTTTGAAAAAGAACAAGCTGTTGAAAAAATTAATCAAGCTGTCGAAGCTGTCAATGATTATATCCTTCAACAAGAACAAAAGAAAATTCAAGAACAACAAGCTAAAGCTAAAGAGATTGAACGTCAATATCCAACTGACACTTTTCAACAACCTTCTAAAGAAAGATTTGCATCTGAAGGCGACGTGTCTAGCTTAGACGATGTACTAGGAGATGAAGAAGATATTCCTCAACCACCTAAGAAAAATCCTCGTAGAAAGATTCAAAAAGGAGTTTATGCATCAAATGAATACTCTCCTATCGACGAAGAAGCTCAAATGTTAACTAGTCTTAAACCATTACCTCCAAAAGGAGAAGGTCATACTGGTATGGCAAGAACTAGTCTTCCTGAATTTAATGTTGGAGACGAAGACGTCGTTCGTTCAGCTTCTGACCGTATGATGGGTCCTGATTTTGAAAATTCTGAAGCTGCAGTTATGCCTCCTTCTGCTTTAAAAAATTCTAAGAAAGTTAAAGTAAAGACTGGCAAGAGAGTTCAAATTGTAGAAGACCTTAGTGAATCTTTAGAAGAAGAAAATTTTGGAAGACGTCCAAGTAGAATTAGAGATGATGATGGCTTTGGAAATTATGATGAACCACCAAAACCATCTGGTATGTCTTTAGAAGATATTATGGGTCCAAATGGTGTTGGAAATATTCCTATGGAAAGTAAAGAAACTTCTATGAAGAGTTCTGCAGTAAAGAATGCAGCTGAAGCTTTAATGAGACAACGTCAACAGCAAGAAGC